GCTAAACGCTTTGGCAGTAGGTAGCACAGGACAGGTGTTCAATGAGATGTGCAGGTGGAAAGATAAGGGAGAGCCACTGCCTATGATGGTGATCCAACAGATCCCAGTAAAGGACAGGCTGCCTGGCCTGGTAACTACATACGGCATGGACAAAGTATCTGCCATACTAGCTAAAGCAATTAATAAGGCTTTGTCAAATTTCAACCTGAGGGTAGGCATGAATGCAGATCAGGTGATGGAATTGTCACTACAGCTGATTGATTCAGCCAATGAGGATCAGCTGGCATTTGAGGACATCATGCTATTCCTGGATGGTATGATCAAAGCAAAGTATGGCAAAGTCTATGACCGTATGGACATCCCTACATTTTTTGAAATGCTGGAAAATTACAGGGATGAAAGGCATAGGCAGTATGTAAGATTTAAGGATGAACAAAATGCACAATTCAAATCTAGTGGTGATCAAAACAGATCTAGTGATGATGTCACCAGTGAAAAAGAACAGTTCAGAAATGCCATGAAAAGCTACATGCAGGAATCAGCAAAAAAAAGTTAGTAAAATATTTTGTACTATCAGAACATAGAAACATATTTGGAATATCCTATGAAAGAATTGACAGTATCACATATCACAACCACTGCCATGAAGATCCTGGAAACCAGGATGTGCTTTGTATGGAGGCAGAACAATCTAGCTGTGAGAGGCAGAACATTCACAGGCCTGAAAGGTGTACCTGACATCATAGGATTCCACAAATTTACTGGTGTAGCTGTTTATTGTGAGGTCAAAACAATCAATGACAGAATGAGCCAGGATCAAATCAATTTCATGAACAGAGCAAAAACATCAGGATGCCAATGCCTGATTGCTACAGAGGAAAATGGACTGGTGTGCATCAAAGAATGGACAAACCCAACCCTATGAAAAAAGATACCATAATCACACAGATGTACCAGGATAAGGACATCAACCAGGCCATCAGTAAGATGCAGCCTGTAGAATTACAGGATGATCTAAGACAGGAAATTTTCCTGGTATTGTGTGAGATGGATTCAGAACGGTTGTGTGGCATGTGGACTAGTGGCTATCTAAAATATTTCATAGTCAGGACAATGTTGAACATGGCAAAGAGTGACCGATCTACATTTTTCAACATGTTCAGAAAGTCATTTGGTGAGTATTGTGACAACTATGAGAGGGCAGATGACCAGTCAGATGTGCATGAGGAAATGGACAGCAAGCTGAAAAAGTCAATGGGTGAGTTGCACTGGTATGAAAAAAACATATTTGAAAACTATGCTGAGAATGGAAAGAACATTTTAAAACTAAGCAGAGACACGCAAATCCCCTACAGATCCCTATTTAAAACTGTAACGAAGGTTAAAAAGAAACTTTCAAAAGCACTAAGAAAAGAGGATATGACACAGCAAAAGTTGATAGGAAATTTTATTCATGCTGGCCTGGATGTCATGATTGACATTAATAAGGACACAGACATGGACACATTGATTGACATCATTGATGAGGTAAATGAATTTATCAGGGAAAAGGTAGAAAGCAGGATCAAAGATGATGTGTGCATCAAACAAATTGGAGGCCTTAAAATCAAACAAGTAATATGATCCTTTTAAACATTCTAGCATCAGCACTATTCAGCTACTATTTTATTGAAATGGGCAGATTCCCATTGAAATGGAAATTAAATTTCAAACCATTCAACTGCCTGGTGTGTCTGCCTGCATGGGTTGCACTGGCACTGTACCTGCTGCCAATAGAGGTCACAGAGATCATCATTGTCATGTTTGGATCAGCAATCCTGGCAGTATTATTTAAAACATTAATGAACAAAGCATATGAATCAGGATCACATTGATTTTATTGAAAAGCACAAAATAAACTTTGAGACTGTCAAACTGGGCTACACCAGGCAGATCCCTATGGATGTCCTGCAAATGTATGAACACATTTATCATCAGTATTTAGATCCACAGTATGTGCTGACATACTGGTGTGGTGGCTGTGTGTTTGACATGATGAAAAGGCTGATGCACTACTATGAGACAAATGTGGTGAATGCACAGCCAGTTGTGCAAACTGTACAGGAATCTGTACAGGAAACCGTACAAAGTGAGGTGAAACCAAAGAAAGCCAAAAAGAAATAAAACCTACCTACTATGATCACTACAATCTATTGGATTTGCATTGCAGCTGTCATGACAGCATTTTCACTTGCAGGGATCTATGATTTAATGATGCAAATCAAAAAGCTAAAATGAGAATATTAGTCATCACACAACAGAACAGTGGGGTGGGCTATCACAGACTGATGATGCCCATTTACTACATGCCAAAGGAATTTGCATTCTTTACAGACACCATCAATGATGAGATCCTTTCTGAGAAATATGACATTGTGGTTGTCAATAGGTACATCCCTACCTGTCACATTGATGACCTAAAAGCCTACAGGGAAAAGTATGGATTCAAACTGATCCTGGACATTGATGACTATTGGCATTTAGATCCCTGGCATATTCTGTATGGCCAATATGATGCAGAGCCTATCATTGAACATATTAAGGCAGCTGACCTGGTTACCTGCACAAACATGGGATTGAGGTATCAGATCAGCAAGTACAATGAGAAAGTGCATGTAGTGCCGAATGCCCTACCATACGGCAAAGATCAGTTCACTGATGTACACACACCAGGTGACAGGATCAGGGTAGTTTATACAGGATCAATCACCCATCAGAAAGATGTTGCACTATTGGGCAACCCATTCAAAAGGGTGCTGTCAGATAAGCACCTGGTCAATCAGCTGCATTTCACTTTGTGTGGCTATGATCCAGCAAATGACTACAGCAAAATTGTTTGGCACAGAATGATCAATGACTTTACTGTGGCACTACAGATGCCAGGGGCAGTCAAAAAGGCTTTGCCCATCACTGAATACATGAATTTCTACAATGAGGCTGATGTGTCTATTGTGCCACTGGTGGAAAGCAAATTCAACAGTATGAAATCAAACCTGAAAGTATTAGAGGCAGCCACTAAAAAGATCCCTGTCATTGTCAGCAATGTAGATCCATACAAAGGATGCCCATACACTGTGAAGGTGAGCAATCAAACTGACTGGTACAAAGCAATCAAAAAAGTCACCACAGATGCTATTTATAGGAAGGAAATAGGTGAGGCAAACTATGAGTGGTGCAATACATATTTCCATTTGGATAAGATTAATGAACTGAGACACCAGCTGTACAGCAGTCTCATTTAAGATATTCTCATCCTTAAATTTTTTAATTAATTATTAATCAACGGAAAAATTTAATGGGGAAAGGATGAGGAAACACACACAAATTTATTTACAGGGGATGGGGTATAAAAACAGTGACTTTATCCCCTGTGAAGTGTGTGGCAGGCAGGCAGTAGATATTCACCACATAAAAGCCAGGGGCATGGGTGGATCAAAGGACAAAGATGAGATTGAAAACCTGATGGCAGTATGCAGATCCTGTCACTTAGAATACGGAGACAAAAAACAGTGGGTGGACTTTTTAACTGATAAGCATAAAGAGAAACTGAATGATCACAGATGCTGAATTTTTACGGATTGAATTAGAGATGGGCATCAGCCTGGACAATCCTGCATTTTTACAATTAGGGGCAGCTACAGCAAAACAGCTGTCAGATCTGCCAGTCAGGACTGTCCTAGACTTTGGGGCAGGCACTGGGGTTTATTCTGATGCATTCCATAAAGCAGGCTATGAAGTGAAGGCATGTGAAAAGTTCAAATCACATGTTGAGTACATGAAAATCAGAGTGCCACACATTGAGATCCTGGGCAAACCGATCACCACAGATCTGCTGGCATTTATTGAAACAGCAGAACACATGACTGACAAAGAGTTGGATGCACTATTTAAACAAATACAGCCATCATACATTCTATTCAGTTCAACATCACAGCGGACAGAAAATGATGAGGCCTGGGGGCATATCAATATCAAAGAGCAATCTGAATGGGATGCATATTTTTTAAACAAAGGGTATCAGT